TTATGTCTCCGAACTATTCCTTGTCTCAAATATCTTTTGATCTTCAGAGAAATCTGATCAAGCATTTTGATCTAGAAGTAACTAAGGATAATGCGAAAGATAAAGTTATTGAATTATCTAACGGTTCTACAGTTAGAATGGGTTCAGTAAACCAAGTAGACTCAGTAGTTGGTAGAAGCTACGATCTTATTATTTTTGATGAAGCTGCACTAACAGATGGTAGAGACGCTTTTAATGTGGCTCTTAGACCTACACTTGATAAAGATAATTCAAAAGCTCTTTTCATTTCTACCCCACGAGGTAAGACTAACTGGTTTGCAGAGTTTTGGAATAGAGGCTTCTCAGAAGAGTTTCCTGAATGGGCCTCTATTAGAGCAACTTATAAAAGTAATCCTAGAATGTCGGAAAACGATATTAAAGAAGCTAGAAAGTCTATGAGTGAAGCTGAATTTAGACAAGAGTATGAAGCAGACTTTAATACTTATGAAGGGCAGATTTGGTCATTTGACGCATTAGAGTGTGTCGCTAATTTAGAAGACCTAGACGTATCTAGAATGGATGTATTCGCAGGATTAGACGTAGGTTACAGGGATCCTACTGCTTTTTGCGTAATAGGATATGATTGGGATGAAGAAAAATACTATGTATTAGATGAGTACTTAAACTCAGAAAGGACCACAGAGCAACATGCTACAGAGATACAGAAGCTTATGGATAAGTGGGATATTGACTATATTTTTATTGACTCTGCTGCTCAGCAGACACGATTTGACTTTGCACAAAATTTCGACATTTCTACCACAAACGCTAAAAAATCCGTACTTGATGGAATTGCACATGTTGCAGCCATTGTAGATAACAATAAACTTATTGTAGATCAGAGATGTAATGAAACTCTGTCCTGTTTAGATCAATATCAGTGGGACCCTAATCCTAATCTTGCTAGAGAGAAGCCTAGACATAACTATGCGTCTCACATGGCCGATGCTTTACGTTATGCATTATATAGTTTTGTTACTACTTCAACGGGATTTTGAGAACACCTACTTAAAAATAGTTGTTGACATCTTACCTCCCTTTGTATATAATTTCAGATAACTAGGATTAAAATGAAAGAACTTAAAAGAGACCCTGTTAAATATGTCAGAGACAAGGCAAAAGCAGGGTACAAAAAAGATACCAAGTGCTATATTTGTAGCGCTGAGATAGAGTTAGACTTTCATCATTACTATAGTTTAGCGCCTCTACTTGATCAATTCGTAAAAGAGAGGAACTATCATATAGAAGATATTAGAGATTTTAGAGAGGAGTTTATAAACGAACACTGGGAAGAGTTGTATGATTGGACTGTAACTCTGTGCCATACTCATCACTTAAAACTTCATTCTATATATGGAAGAAATCCTCCATTACATGCTGCCAAGAAACAGATGAGATGGACAGAGCTACAAAGAGAGAAACATTTAAATGGCTTGGTATAATTTTTGGAGGACAGAAAAACAAGTAGACTTGGACAAACTAAATCCTGTTCAAGAATACTATGCAGGAAACATCGAGCCTTCTAGAGAGTTCACTTTTAGTTACGAGAGGGCTTACGAAGACTTAGAAATTGTCAATCGTGGCGTTAATATGATCGTAGACGATTGTTCTGAAATTGATTATATAGTACATCCTCAAACAAAAGGTACGCCGGTTGTAAAAGGAAACAAAAGAAGTAAGATAGAACTACTTTTAAATACGGAACCAAATCCTTTTCAGGATATTTCTTCATTTAGAAGAAACCTTTTTACAGACTACTTACTTGATGGTAATATTTTTATTTATTTTGATGGGGTACACCTATACCACTTAGCAGCTCCTAAAATATCGGTACATGCGTCTGAGAAGACTTATATTTCTCATTATACCTTTGAAGGTGGAGCGGGTAAAAAGGTAAATTTTGACCCTAAAGAAATTATACATATTAAAGAAAACTCTTTCTATTCCACGTATAGGGGAGTATCTAGACTGAAGCCAGCATTAAGAACTATGATTCTTATGAGAAATATGCGATCTTTCCAAGATAATTTCTTTAAAAATGGGGCAGTACCGGGGTTGGTACTTAAAGCAAAAGACTCTCTATCAGAAAAAATTAAAGATAGACTGATTATGGCATGGACCACTAGATACCAGCCTCAATCTGGAGGTAAGAGACCTCTTATTCTCGACGGTGGAATGGAAGTAGATGAGATCTCTTCCACAAACTTTAAAGAATTAGACTTTCAAAATGCTATTTCTGAGAATGAAAAAATTATTTTGAAATCTTTAGGTATTCCACCAATTTTATTGGATTCGGGTAATAATGCAAATATTCGACCAAACATGAGATTGTACTATTTAGAAACAGTAATGCCGATAGTTCAAAAAGTAAGTTCTGCTTTAGAAAGGTACTTTGGATTTTGCGTAAAAGAAGATATTAGTGATATTCAATCTCTACAACCAGAACTTCGAGACCAGTCGAATTTTTATTCTACTCTTGTAAATTCTGGTATTATTACAGCAAACGAAGCTCGTGTTGCTATGAATTTTGAAGAAATAGACGGCTGCGGTGCTATACGAATACCTGCAAACATAGCAGGATCAGCAGCTAATCCGTCAGAGGGTGGAAGACCTGTAGATGAGGACCAAGTAGATGAGTAGTGTTAGACAAAGAAAAACTGCAATAGAGCAAGTAGCTAGAGATATTAAAGACTATAGTTTGGAAAGAGGAATTACTTATCCTGCATATTTACAAATTGTAGCACAACCTCTTCTTCCTTCAAGCCTTAGAAAAAGTTTTAAAAGTTGGAGACGTATGATCTCAGCAGTAGAAAAAGCGCACCCAGATGTATGGGATCATAGTATACAGGCTGCGCCGGAACCAGTAGCGACTCCAGAACCTACTCCAGAACCTGTAATTGCAGAAGATCCTCTGGAAGCATTGAAGAAGTCTAGTTCTACTGGAACTGAAGTTGAGGAAAGCGATGAATAAGATTTTTAATCTTACATCTACCTTCAAAGCATTAAATGAAGATGATGACGGAGTTCACATTTGTGGTATGGCAAGTACCTCAGATTTTGACAGAGCAGGGGACAGTATTGAAGCATCTGCTTGGACAAAAGGTGGGCTAAATAATTTTGAAAAGAATCCAATTATTCTTTTCAATCATAATTATGACAAACCTATTGGCAGAGCCACAGGTTTAAAAGTTACTGAAAATGGATTAGAATTGAAAGCAAAAATTTCAAAGTCTGCTCCAGATCATGTAGCTCAATTAGTTAAAGAAGGTATCCTTGGAGCTTTTTCCGTTGGTTTTCGAGTCAAGGATGCTGATTACATGGAGGAAACTGACGGATTAAAGATAAAGGATGCTGAATTGTTTGAAGTATCAGTTGTTTCGGTACCTTGCAACCAAGCAGCTACTTTTTCTCTGGCGAAATCTTTTGACTCTATGGAAGAGTACGAAGAATTCAAAAAAACTTTCAAAAGTGTCGATCTAGCCGGTCAGTCTCTGGCTAAGGATGAAGATTCATCGGTAGCTAGTCACACACCGGACGGAACCCAAGAGGTTCAAAAGGAGATCAAAATGTCGGAAGAGAATAAAACTCCCGAAATCGACTTGGCTGCATTTGCAAAGCAGGTGGCAGAAGAGACTGCTGCTAAGATTGCTATGCAACAGGCCGAGCAGAAAGCAGCCGCAGAAAAGGCTGCCGAAGAAGCAGAGGTTAAAGCTAAGGCTGAAGCCGAAGCAAAAGCTGCTCAAGAAGCAGAAGTTAAATCAGCAGTGGCTGTAGGTGTTGAGTCAGGCGCAGAGCGTTTGATGTCAGACATTGAATCTAAGCTGGCTGAAAAAGACGCAAAAATGGAAGAAGTAATTAAGCAATTTTCTGCTCAGCTTGCTGATAAGAATGATGAAATTACTAAGATGCGTGAAAGCAAGAGAGTTTTCTCTGCTGATCGCGCTTCTTCTTCAGAAGACCTTTCACCTTTCGCAAAGGATTTGATGTATGGTCATATTCTTGGTGTAATTACTAACAAAGGCTGGAACACGGCTTATGGTAAGAATATGCTTCAAAAAGCTGGTATCGACTATCCCAACGATGGTGGTTCAGTAGTTGGTGCAGACCAAGAGTATCCTAACATTGCTACTACAGTATCATCAGCAATTGAAAAGGAAGTACTGAACGAGCTTCGCCTCGCTCAAGCATTCCGTCAAATTCAAATGCCCGCAAAGACGATGGTAATGCCTATCCAGACCGATACTAATCTGGCAACTTTCCAGAATAGCACTCCTAAGGATGGTAATGGTAATCCTACTGCAGACTTGGAGAATCGTACTCAGGTAGCTGGAAATACTTATACTCCTGGTCAGGTAGTTCTGCAAGCTCATCGCTTGCTGTCAGCTACTTACATGGATAACATCGTTGATGAAGAAGTACTTATCAACTTGATGCCTATGCTTGTAGAGTCTATTGCTCGTTCACACGCTCGCGCAGTAGATAACATGATTCTTAATGGTGAATCAGGCCTTGTACAAGGTCTTGAATTTCATGCTGTAGCTTCAGGAGGCGGTTCAGTAGACCTCGACGGTAATACTATCGCTACAGGCAACTCTGCTACATTGACTGCAGAATTGCTCCTCGACGCACGTAAGGGCATGGGTAAGTATGGTTTGAATCCTGCTGATGTACTTTATGTAGTATCACAGAAGTATTACTATGATCTGATTGCAGATCCTGGTTTTGCTGATATTACTGATGTTGGTTCAAACATTGCTACCAAGATCACTGGTACTATTGGTGCTGTATATGGTAGCCCTGTTGTTATTTCTGATAACTTTGAATCAGATGCAGCAGGCGGTACAGTTGCATATGCAGTTGCTCCTCGCAACTACGTTATCCCACGTCTCCGTGGTGTAATGGTAGAACAAGACTACGAAGTAGCTCGTCAGCGTCGAGTTATTGTAGGTTCTCAGAACCTTGGCTTTAATGAGCTCGTAAATGGTACTACTAATAACGAACCTTGTGTTAAGGTTGTTACCACTGCGTAATAAACCTTTTTTAAGCTCGGGGGACTTCGGTCCCCCAAGTTTTTACTAATTGACTTATGGCAGATTTTATTACAATAGATGAATATAAAGCTTTGGAAGGTATCACTTCTGGTACTGAAGACGAGAAGCTTGAGATATTAATTCCTTCAGTAAGTCAATTAGTAAAAACTTACTGCGCAAATAGTATTATTGATTATGCTACTAGCGCAAAAACGGAGTTGTTTACTGTAGACTATAATAGTCACCTATTACAGCTTACAGAATCGCCTTTGATTGCTGTAACTAGCGTTCGAATAAAAGAAGAAATTGGAGACTCTTTTACAGCTTTAAGTGCAACAGATTATAATTTAGATAAGAAAACTGACAGTATTATTCGTATCTCTGGTACTAGCTATAAGAATTGGCCAAAAGGTCCAGAATGCGTAGAAGTTGTTTACACAGCAGGATATACAAGTACTCCTGCTGACTTAAAATTAGCAGTAGCAGATTTAATTACTTATTATTTAAGAGATGAGCACAAGCCTAGACAGTCTCTTTCCGGAGCTACCCAAGAAACCACTGAAAGTGGAGCAAGGGTAGGGTTTCCAGGGCATATTAGAAGAGTGCTCGACTTATATAGACTTATTCTATGAGCCAGACAACAGTACGAAAGGAAGTAGCAGACAGATTACTAAAATCTCTTTCAAAAGAGAATAATCCGATTATAAGAAAGGCAATAGAAACAGGGGGCAGACCCCAGATTATACAGTTAAGAGATTTAAATTTTATAAAAGATACTATTAATAAATTAATAGAAAATGAAGAGATTCCGGATTTAAAAATAAAACTTACTCAAAAAAGATTAAACAAAGCAAGAGAATTCGCAGAAGCAATGCAAACCCGTTGGGTGTCTAAGCAGGGCTTAGCAAAAGTAACAGAAACAATAGCATATAAGATGATGCTGGCTCGTAGACCTGAAATTGCCGCAGATATAGCAAATGGAGTTAGTTTTATAGTAGGAAGTTTTAGAAGTTTAAGAACTTTAAAAAATAAAATTGTAAATTTTGTTTTAGAAGAAGAGAGCGAAGAGATAAGGAGGATCGTAAGATCTAAAGTACAACGAGGACACGGAGTGGAAGGCGGAGACGCCGTTTCCACTGTACAAATTGCAGAAGCAGCCGGCGTTGCTGCCTCTGAAGGAGTAAATCTTGCGAAAACTCCTGGGCTAACAAACTATTTAGAAGAGCAATTTACTACTTACGATATTCCAAACGTAAGTAGGCAAGTTGAAATTATAGAGAATGTGTTAGTTGAGTACCAGGCTTTCATTAGTGCTTCTGGAAAACTAACAGCAGATTATATACCGATTGTAACATTTCAAGACTGGTTTAGTAATGTAGGATTAGATTCTAGAACGGAAAGATTAATTTTACAAGTTGTAAGAGAATTTTTTGAAACAAAAGTATCCGCTCAAGAACTTGTAAATATGGAAGGCTCTAAAAGCATAAAAGATAAGATAGAGTCACATTTTGTTGAGAAACTGACAAAAGATTTAAAAATAGCAAAGACTACAAGTAGGATTCCTAAGAATACAGGAAGTGATAGTAAAAGAAAAAAAGCTAGCTCTAAAAAAGTTAAATCTAAGGCAGTAGCTCCAAAAAAGACGGGGCCAAAAAGTTCAGCTGCTTTTGCAGTAGCTAGAAAACCCAAATCAAAAACTAAAGGTAATACAGTTACACTACCAAAGTTACTAGGGGTTTTAAATAGAAATCTTCCGACAGTAGTTGCTAAGAATATGGGAGATCCTAGACTTAATTATAGAACAGGAAGATTTGCTAACTCTGTCAGGGCAGTAGGAATAAATAGAACTTCAGGAGGTTTTCCTAGTATTGCATATACTTATCAGTTAAGCCCCTATCAAACTTTTGAACCAGGGTTTAAACAAGGAAGCCCAGACAGAGATCCTAGAAAACTTATTGACTTGTCTATACGAGAAATAGCGGCTCAATTTGCTTTAGGAAGATTGTACACCAGGAGACAATAATGGCAGAAAATAGACTGTATACTACTAGAAGGCAGTCTATAGTTAATGCTTTAGTGGAAGCACTAAAAGGTATTAATGGATCAGGAGATTTTGTCAGTAATGTATTTAACAATGTTTCTCCTAGACTTAAATTTTGGGATGAAGTAGAACAATTTCCTGCCGTTCATCTAAATGCAGGTTCTGAAACTAGAGAATATCAGGGAGGCGGATATAAGGATAGATTTCTGAGTATTTCCATAAGAGTTTATGTTAGACAAGAAAACGCTGTGGACGCTCTAGATTCTCTGCTAGAAGATATAGAGACTGTTTTGGAAGACAACTCTAGAATAGCTTATACTGATAAGCAAGGAAATACACAATATACTCAACAAATTAGTATTCTCAGTATAGATACTGATGAAGGAGTTTTGGAACCTTTAGGCGTAGCAGAAATGCTGGTAGAGGTTCGATACTAGAAAATACTGGCAAGAGCAAAAGCTCACGACCAAGTCTTTTCAAGATAGCTTTAGGAGAAAACTATGGCAAATAATTTATATTTTAGCCGCGATGCTAAACTCTTTGCTACATTTAAGAATGCCTCAGGAACTGTACAAGCAGCCTGGGAGATTCCTATTTTGGAAGGTTTTAGTTTTTCACAAGGCAATGAAAGCTCAGAAATTACTCTGAGTGAGATGGAATCCTCCGGTGGAGTGTCTCGTAGAGGCAGACGTTTGTTTAATACGGCTCTTTCTCCCGCAGAATGGAGTTTTTCTACTTATGTAAGGCCTTTTACAGCAGTAACAGCGCATACTGGCTATAGCGAGGGAGACCATCACGCAGTAGAAGAAGTACTTTGGGCACAAATGGCCGGAGCCGATGACTATAATACTGCAGCGTTTAGATCTGCAAAATTTGGTAATGGTGCAGTAACTACTACAGATAATACTGATTTAAATATTTCGTTCGCACAGTCAAACCGTGCAGTGCTACAGCCTATGGATTTATATTTTGTTATTGAAACAAATGCAAGCAATCCTGTAGTTTATAAGCTCGAAGATGCTGTAGTAAATGAAGCTTCAGTTGATTTTGAGGTAGATGGTATCGCTACTGTTAACTGGTCTGGTTTTGCAAAAGAAATCAAGGATTGGACGGCAAAGACTAATCTTAGCACAGCATTTACGAGTACAGCGGCTGGTAACATTCATTTGGATACTGACAATGATAACGCTTTCACTTATGATGATGGAAATGCAGGCGTTGCTGCAAAAGATTTTGCAGTTTCTGATACGGATAACTTTATTCGTAATCGTTTGTCCCAGGTAAGTCTTACTGCAGCAGACATTGCTACATTCCCAGGTGCATCTACTAACGGTGTTTATAACCTTACCCTTACGAATGCAAATATTACAATTAGTAATAACATTGAATATTTAGTACCTGCTGAGATTGGAAAAGTAAATATTCCGGTAGAAAATGTTACAGGTACTCGTACAGTTACAGGTTCTATGAGCTGTTATATTAACTATAACGATAGCGACAACAGTGGTACTTCTACCGACTTGTTTAATGATATGAAAGGATCAGCTGCTTTAGACAAAGTTGTTAATGATTTTCAAGTAATTCTTAAGCTCGGTGGTGCATCAGGTAAGCGCGTAGAATTTACTATGGCGGATGCTCACTTAGAGATTCCTGTTCATAATATTGAGGATGTTATTTCTTTCGATATTAACTTCCATGGGCTTGATTCTATTGATGGGGCAGATGAAGTTGCTATTGCATACTTCGGTTAATAGTTGATTTCTATTAATCCTAAAGCGGGCTTCGGCCCGCTTTTCTTTTTCACCTTCTAAAAATAAATCTTGACTTTTTTCCTGCCTTCACCTATACTATATAAATATGCAGAACTAACAACCCCAATTGTTAAAAGGATAAAATATGAGTGACAAACCTGTTTCTCTTTCAAGTCTAATCACTGAAAGTAAAACTGTAGGTATTGATTTTCCAGGGTTTCCTGGCTGTAACGTAGAACTTTGTTATTTAGGAAAATCAGAACTACTTAAATTAAGAAAAAGATCTTTAAAAACAAATTGGGATAAAAAAACTCGTCAACCGCTTGAAGAGCTAGATGAAGATAAGTTTATCCATGAATATAGCAAAGCGGTTATCAAAGGGTGGAAAGGACTGAAATATCGGTACCTAGAAGAGCTTCTTTTGGTAGATATCGCTGAACTTGACCCTGAAGACGAGCTTCCTTATACACAGGAAAATGCAGAACTTCTCATGACTAACTCAAGTACTTTTGATACTTGGGTAACGGAAACAGTGAGCGAGTTGGAAAATTTTACTGGGAGCAAATAGAGCAAATCCGTTCTCTACTAGCTCGATATGTAAAGGAAGCGGATTCAAAGTTTGATTACGACAAGTATTTGCTTGTTTGCGAACAGTTGGGGGAAGAACCTGACCCTGCCAAAATGCCGCTCGAGCCTTCTTCATTTCCGGAGGAGGTGCAAGTGGCATTTTTTATGTTCTCTCTACTTACAGATAGATGGGATGGCATGTCAGGAAGCTACTTAGGAAAATCTTGGGAAGGCGTAGAATACTTTTTTAAAACCTACGATATACAAGACCCTGGCACAGTTATTTATATAATGAAACTTTATGAAGGAATAATAGTATCTCATAAAGCAGAAAAAGCGGAACAAGAACGAAAGGCAGAAGAGAGAAGAAGAAAATCTGCTAGCGGTGGGGGTAAAACCTACACTCATAATGTACGTGGCTAATGGCAAAAAATAAAGTAACTATTGATATTGAAGTCAATGGTAAAATGCAAAAAGCTACTGTTGGTGTCAACAAGCTCAAAAAAGCGTTAAGAGAAACAGAGCAGGCACAAAAACAGCTAAGCAATACTTCTCGTGATGGATATCGCGCTCAGCAGGGTGTTGCTCAAAATACCGCAAACGGTACAAAAGCTTTTGCAAAACAAGCAGGTACTGTTCGCGGTATTGTTCCTATTTATGCTACATTCGCAGCAAACGTTTTTGCAATTACAGCAGCCTTTGGAGCCCTTCGAAGGGCGGCAGCAGTAGAACAGCTTACTTCTAGCTTAGAGAAGCTAGGGGCGGTAGCAGGAAGAAACTTACCTGCTCTTGCTCAGGATCTTCGAGATATTACTGATTCTGCGATTTCTACTGAACAAGCCCTTCGAGCAACCTCAGTAGCCGTATCCGCAGGTTTTTCCAGCTCCCAATTAAAAGAACTTACAAAAGTAGCAAAAGGAGCTTCTCTAGCACTAGGAAGAGACCTTGGAGATGCTCTTGATCGTTTAGTACGAGGTACAGCGAAACTAGAGCCAGAAATCTTAGACGAATTAGGTATTATCGTAAGACTTGATGATGCAACTAGAGAGTACGCAACGTCTTTAGGTAAGACTGCACAGGAACTTACTCAATTTGAAAGACAACAAGCATTTCTAAATGCTACAATCACACAAGGCTTGAGTAAATACGAAAAAATTGCTCAAGCAATTGATCCCAATCCTTACGATCAACTTTCGGCAGCATTCGATAATCTTTCTAAAACACTTATTAACTTTGCAAACTCTGCTCTTACCCCTATTGTCAAATTCTTTGCTCAAAATGAACTTGCTTTATCAGGAGCTTTAGTGCTTTTTGGCTCTACTTTGGTAAGACAAGTAGTGCCCGCCATAGATGAGGTAATTCGTAGACAGCAAATATTAGCTTCTACGGCGTTACAAATGTCTAGAAAAGAAGGTAAACGATTTGCAGTAGTGTATCAAAAAGGGTTTGATGCTGTTGCTGCAAGTGCTGCAAAATTGGGAGATAAACTTCCTAAAGCTACTGCTGCATTATTGCCCGCTTTGGAAAAAGGTAATCTTGGGTTAAAAGAACAGGCAAATTTAAATAGAAGTCTGGGAGTTGCTATTACTGCGCGAGCAAAAGCCGCAAAAGCCGCAAGCGGGGCTAGAAAAGCAGAATTGCAGGCCGAAATAGCTCTTTTAAAGCAATTAAAACTAGAGATTGCCTCTGTAGAAACCGCCACTACTAGAAGATTTGTGGCTAGCTCAAAGGGTGCTCGCTTACAGGCACAATCAAGAATTGCAAAAAGAAGTGCAGGTTATAGTCAGGCTATAGATAATGCGGGCATTTTTGGAGGATTCGGAGTTGCATTACAAGGTGCTAAAAAACAGATAGGAGAAATAGATAAAGCAGCCAAGAAAGGAGCTGTAGGAGTACAAAAACTTAGAGTCGCTGCTTCAGCAGCAACTTCTGCTTTTGGACTATTCGGAAGAGCAACTCTTAATCTTATACCTGGAATAGGCCAACTATTATTTTTTGGATCTTTACTTTTGCCGTTATTTCAAAAGTTTTTTGGTCTTACAGAAGAAGAGGCTGCTTTAAAAGAAGTAACGAAAAGATTTGATATATTTGGAAAAACTGTCGCTCTTATAGAGAAAGAATTAGAAACTATGGGAGACACCTTTGGCAGAATAACTTCTCAGCTAAAAGCAAAGTCAGGTGCTTTTGATGAAATAGCCGCAGGTATTAGAAAAATAGGAGAAGCCGCGGACGAAGCAAATATAGAAAAGTTGAACGCTGCTATTGAGGATCAACTTTCGGCGCAGAGACAAATTGCTCTTTCTACTCAGGCGATCCAGGGAGGAGTAGCAGGAGAAGGAGCTTTCATTTCTTTATTATGGGGACAGAGGGGTCTAGAAAACGCAAAAGAAGCCATAGATTTAGCAGAGAGCGCTATAGGTACTATAAGTAAAGGCAATGCTTTAGCAGTTATAACAGCCGCTGAAGCAAAGCTTGGAAGAGCTTCAGGCCTTTTGAATGCTGGAAAAGAATTATCAAAACTTAAAAAATTATTAGACACTCCAGTATCTGAGGGCGGATTTCTTACAGAAGCAGGAACAATTGATTATGCATTATTGGCACGAGGAGTAGACCAATACTCTCAAACTTTTGGAAAATTAGGTGGAGAGTTAAAGTCTGCCGGAGACCAACTAAGTAGATTTAATCAAGAACAAACAAAACTCCAAGCAAAGAGAAGTACTCCATTTTCTGAAATTATAGGAATAAGCGGAGATTTTGGAAGAACTGTATCTTCTGTTATTAATGAACTTGACACCACTGGAGGTCTCGGAGGTTTTGCAGGAGGGCTAAATATAAGAGAAGGAGAACTCGCTAAACAGAATCCAGAGTTTGCAAAACAGGCTGATTTTCTTTCAAGAATATACAATCTTTCAGTAAAAATTAGTTCTCTTGGTACTTTGAAGCTATACTCAGATAAGTTTACTGAGGAAGCTACTGCTGCAAATGATATTTTAATTAATAAGGTAAGCATACAGAAACAAGAAGAGCAACAATTAAAGGCATTACAAAGGATTCAAGAGGGCGGGGTTGTTGCTTTAGAGGCTCAATTCGCTCAAGAAGTAAATGTATTAGCAGCGAAAAAGAGCGCTTTAGAAGCCCAAAAAGATCTTAATGCTAAGTTCTTAGAAGGAGCAGAATTAACAGCTAAAAACGCAGAAATAGATAGACAGATTAGTAATTTGGCTTATGAAAAAACTTCACAAGCAGAACAAGAATTCCAGATAACTAAAGCTCGTATTGCTGAAGATCAAAGAGCTTTAGACATATTAAATAAGGAAGTTTCTTTAAATAGGCAGTCTCTGGATATTGAGCAGAGAAAAAATGACCTTAGAAACGATAGACTAGCAAGACAGGAAAGATCTAACTCTCCTTTCGCATTTCTAGGTGCTGATGAGCGCGCTGCTCAGCGAGAGCTTCAAAATGCATTGGACTTACAGAAAAGTAAAGAAGATTCGATCAAAAAAGAAGCCGAAGCAAAAAGACAACAAATAGAAATTGAATATGCGCTTCTGGATGCTAAGTATGAGTATCTCGCAGCAGAATTAGATGCTGCTGCAGATAAAGCAAACGACGGTTCTATAGAGGGGGCACTCAGAAAAGAAGCTCTTGAAAATAGAGCAAACGACTTAAGAAGTCTCGTTGGAGATCCTAATGGATTAAAAGGCAGAGCTCTCGAGTTAGTGGATGCAGATGAAACTTTAAAAATCGACGAACTCGGAAATAGTATTGAGAATCTAAAAGAAAAATTACGAGGATTTACAGTAGAGAAACAAATTGTGGATGCTGCTGCAAAAAGTTTTGCTGATGGATTCGGAGACGCTTTCTCCTCAATACTAGAGGGAACTAAATCTGTTAAAGACGCTTTTGGAGATCTTGCTACTAGCGTGTTAAGAAGTATTCAGAAAGTAATTTTTGATAGAATTACTCAGAAGTTTGTAAACTTCTTATTTGGTGATCCTACCACTGGCGGAGGCGGGGCTTTAGGCGGTATATTTGGCGGAAATAAAGAAGAAGCGCCCACAGGACAAGGTCCTGCAGCTGCAGCTGCTTCTGCTATGCCTGGTATGAATTCTACTGGAGTATTAGGCTCTTCCGCCATGACACCGATGTATGTCTGTGTAGTAGCTTGTCCAGACGGCGCTATGGGCGTGCCGGGCATAGGTACAGGTACAGGTACACCAGGAATAGCTGGCCCTGTAGGAATGGCAGGTTCAGCCGGTGCCGCAATGGTAGAAAACTCTGGGTATGAACTAGGGCCCACTAAGGACGAAGAAGAACAAAGTAAGAAAGGTTTAATAGACGG